GATTTGAATGGACTTTTCGCAAGTGCAAATAAATTAGTTGCTGAGATAGATCAAAATATAATCGATACAAAAAAAGATATGAAAGCTATGGCAGATGCCATGAAAACTGTTAATGAAAATGCAGAAGCAGTGGAGTTTTCTTTTAGAAAAACTGCTGAGCTTGTAGGAAAATCTTTACAAAAAGATTTAGATAATATTAATGTAACTATAAGTAAATTAATACTTTCTGGAATTAATTCTTTTTCAAGATCATTAGC